GTGGGAAGGCCGGCGCCGCCTATCATGAGCCCTGGGCTCGACGCGGGAAGGCCGACGCCGCCGTGGAGCATGAGCCCTGTTGGGCCGGCAGCGCCCGGCGAGATTGTCGAGGATTTACCGGGGACGGCCCCGGCTGCTGCAGCCAAATTCTTCGCGGCGAGGGCGGCCTGGTCGGCCGTCGCGGGAGGACACGGAGTACCGATCACGACCTTGGAGCCGTCGGGGCATGCCGTCATGAGTGGCATATTGTGAGATAGTATTCCGTCGCTGAAATATGCTTCTACCTTGTCTACAGTAAAGTTATACACTCTTGCTTCCTCTTCAACATACTCTATTGTCTTAATTATGCCTCTCTCTAGGTTTTCATCACGCAAAACATATAGAGTATCTCCAACCCTCAAATCTGCAGTCCAAATTCTATCATCTACGTGTTCATCACTATAAAATGCATGCGTTTCACTGCATCCAACCTCGTAGCCATCTTCTGTGATCAATTTAACCCATCGTTTTACCAGAGAGTTTCGAAGGCCTAAAATATCATAATAATTGAATTCCTTCTTTTCAAAATCATATGCATATATCTTATCTTCAGCAGCTACTTCTTCGACTGGAATTTCGCCGCGATTTGTATGGATAATTGTGCCCTCAATAACGCATGCCGCCGATGTCGTCGCGGTTTGCATATTTATGCTGTTCTGCATCATTCTAAGCGGGCCGGCTTGTTGTTGTTGCTGGTTGATACCATTAATATCTTGTTGTATTCGAGTGAGATCGGTCGCCAAATACTTCACAGCACTATCAATCTTTATTATCTCTGCAATAGAGAAGTAATCATATGGCCAGTTATAAGAATACTTGGAATCCACATTGGGTGATATTGAGGCGAGGCTCCGGGCAGAAGCTCCAGGAATACCCTTTTTCACATATCTATTATAATCCTTTTCCGCGCGAACCTTAACCTTGAAGACGAGCCACTCTAAATTATCAACACAAGCATAAATTTGATTAATCAGATCTTCGTCTTCTATGCAACAAGAACAGATTTGTGTGGATGGGAGCGCTGCTGCGAGATTAGCGACCCGGTCAGTTACGTCACCCTGATCGCAGTCCCCCTGGGTCTGCTCAAAGCTTTCATCATTGGCGAACAGCACATTTTGCCATAATTTAATTATATCATCCCTCTTAAGAGTTAAATCAAATTCAAAAGCGTAAAATAGAATTGGATCTACTGGATTCAACATAAAATCAAATTTGGGAGGCAATATATATTTCTGTAAAATATTTTGAACACGTGGCATGTCAGCCTGACGTAACCTGAAGAATTTTCTTTGATTTTCTTCTGTTGTAAACGGCACAACTATGACTGCCTCTTCTAGCGTTAATCTATCGCGGACCGAACCAATGCGTATTGGCTTTCCTGCCGAATCGTCTAAGCCTACAATTTCTGCCAATGATTTTACCTGTCGATATGTTGTGCCCTCGGCATCTGTTACTGTCTCTGGAGTAGAAATATCTATAAACACTCCCTTTGAAGTCTTATTGGGTACATTAGCATATTGATGCCACATTCCAGTTGTACTAATTTGGGTAGATAGCGCCGCCTGTGTCGATGAAGTGGGAAGGCCGGCGGTACCTCCCGCATGAGGCGCCGTCGTAGAAACATCAGCAAAATCTAATAATGGAGCCTCCCATTTCGTTTGAATCATCCAGCGAGTACCTTCATCTGTTGTTGCTTTATCCATTATGTTAAGGCTTCCTGATAGCTGCATTGCAAACCAGTAACCAGGAGCGGTTGTTGAATAGCTGGTGCTCTCCAAATCTCTTGAATATATGATAGATGAATTCGATTTTATTGTATCCATGTTTGGCGCGCCGCCAAACGGGGCCTTGAAAACAATCGTTGCTGTACCTTCCCCATAATGGTGTGACGGCGTCACATGAGAAAAGCTAGCCGAGAAAACTCCCGTATTTGCCTTACTGTCTGCCTGATCTAGTGCAACCGGATAACCATAAGCACTATCTCTATTATAATATTCAAACGATGAGCGGTCCGCAGTCCCATCGGAAGCTGGTGTTCTATACATTTTAATTGTAAGAGCATAAATCTGATCTTCATCAACATTACCAAAATTAGCTTCAGTTTTACTACCAAGTATAGTAGTAAGTCCGTTGGGACTTGTAATAGGATCTTTCTTTAAAAAGAAGTTAACCGATTCGCAAAGGAAATTATCAATTGCCATCCTATATAGGCTGAGGCCACCGCCGTTCCACTGAACGCGCTGCATGGGCGCATCTTGTCCCATAGCGGCGCTCAGAGAACACGAGCCAATTCCCGTATCCATTATATAAGAACCACTAACATTTCCGTGGAGACCGGTATTAAAATAATTTTCAGGTCTTATAAGGGCCTCAAATGGTATTCGTTGTAAACCATATCCTCCGGCCGCGGCGCTACGACCATCTGGAGATGACATGCTTAAAATACTATCTTCTCCAAAGTTTATAACGCCCTCGTTCAATACACAGTGGGCACTATCAAGAGCGTGGGTCGAAATATCGACGGCTTCTTCCTTGTTCAAAGCGGGATAATTAAGAATATAATTTCCGACCGCCACACTAGATTTGATAGAATTGTATAAAATTCCAGGTGCGAAGAGAGGCTCTACAATGGCGCGATATGCCGTAGGCATCGTTGCGGCTGTAGACATATAATCCCCATATGATGCTGAAAATATGCGCGCCAATTCGGTCGTTCTTTCTACAGGATAAAATCCCTTATAGGGTAAAAATTTAACTTTTGCCGAGCACTCCAGCATCAGCCTTTTCTTAATAATTGTACCATCAGCTGTGGTTTTTTCGTTAATATCGTCATCTACGACTTTAAAATATTTGAAAAAGTCCGGCCCATAGACCTTATAAAATTTATCAGTATCTTCAATATCACATACTTTGTCCTTTAAAACGGCGCTCTCGTCTACGGCCGCTCCGGAGATTTCAAATAATCCGCCGGTGGGGCCTTCGTCGTGCTCTATTAGCCAATCTGAAGCATGCCCCTCTACCATCGACTCCAAATGAGAACTAATCCTAAATTCCGGCACAACGGAGTGGTCTTTACCGGTTAAGCGAAGAAATTCCATGTATTCCTCATAAGTACGATATGGCTCTTGGCCGGACTGCGTTGACACCTCAAAGAGAGCATCTCCTTGATATACTGTCGTATTTTTATCGGCGGAGGAACTTCCGACCGGGACTCGGCATGCATATAGAGCAGCCGGCTGGACCGTGCTAACTCCGCCACCGAGAACCGAAGAGGTATGGAACCTACAATAATCATTTAATAATTCGCCGGCCATATCATTGGTGCCGGCAGCCGAAGAGGTTATGGGATATCGAGAAGAACCAAAATTTATATTACCATCCAAGGGCCACACGCTAGCATTTTTTATGGCATGCCCTTGCGAGTTTATTACATGAAGGCCCGCTGACCCAGACGCTGAGCGTATACTTCTTGAAGTATTCCAAATAGAAGCAGATATTGCAGTGGACTGAAGGCCCATTCCAGTAGTGTAATTTGTTCTCGCCCTTATTCTATTTTGATAGCAACTTGTTTCAGGAGGATACATACGCTCTTTATATTCAATCACGGTATTATTTAAAACCGGATTATTGAGGATCAAGTTGATTATACTGTTATATGGCTGACCTAATTTAACCTCTTTGGCTATATCTAATCTATTATTGCGCTTCTCATTAGAAAAATAATCCAAATTATTTGCCCAAGAAAGCTTGTGAACGACCCCGGCCTGATTGGTGACGTCCGTATACGCAAATAAAATTGGATAATGCCGGCTACTAATAGCCTGTTCAATATAGGAAGTAAAAGTATTTCCCTTTAGACTTACAACTGTCGTATTCCAGGGGCCATCGGTATCGGCGCCATAATAAATAAATTGTTTTGCTGGATCTCGATCGGATACAACATTAATGGTTTTCTGCTGTCTTACAACCGGATGATTACCAGTTCTTATCTGCTTCCAAGATGAATGCCCACAAGCTCCATTGCGATGAAGCATTACGGCATTAAATGTAGCCACAAGACCATTATATACTGGGGCGTGACCTCCCGGGACATCCCGGTCGAAGTATCTAGACATTAACCCTCCCGGCCAAGTGCCGGCTGCTGCATTCGCAGTTGTAAGTTGTCCTTCGTTGCCAATATTAATATAATATCTTGCTGCAGCATCTACTGGAAACCCTAAGTGATTTGAAGAGCACGAAACAGGCTCCCGGACGTTTGTATTCATGCCATTGAAAGGCGTTCCGGGGGTTGGAAAAGCCGAAAAGCCCGGGTACCCGGCTGGGGCGCCCCAGTAAAATCCATTCGCTGTCGATTGGAGATAGCTTCTAAAATCGCTTGACGAAATGGTAGGAAGGCTCGTTATAAACCCGCCACTTAATTGTGTGTAAGTAAAATAGTCGCTACCAGAAGGCAGACATGCCGCAATCCAACTATATCCGCGGTCTGCTGCTGGTATGGGATGTTGTACCCACCAGTTATCACGAAGAGAGCCGGTCAGCACCGGTGCACCTTCGGCGTAGGGATCCGAAGACCCGTCGGCTTCATATCTATATCTTCTATTTCGATTAACCTTGTGGAAAGATGGGGTTGAGTCATCGCTAGCGGCATAGAGCTCGCTAAGCCTTGCTCTGTTAGCCGGCATGTCTGCTGCAGCAGTTAGCGCCATATAAGTAGGATCAGATCCAAACGGTCCGCAATGAAGAGTCAATAGTGTTTTGAGTCCCCTTCGGAAGTCACAATGATCGTTCACAAAAATAGAACTCTTGCAGCGCTCTTCCCCGGGGTCGGCGCAATTGTTAGTGTCTTCTGACCCGCTTAGAGTATTAAATCCGATAAGGCCCGTAACCGTTGTATTACGCCACGGAAGAGCGTTATAAACTGATTTTTCTTCGTGTGCAACGTCTCTATAACCTCGCGATAATACCTCATAAGATCCCGGAGCACTAAATAAGTTTACAAATACGGTCTTATTAGAATTTGTTCCGGTTCGATCAGGCAACTCATAATCTAAATTACCGCTTGGATTCCAAGAACCAGCCCGAATCCCGTTGTCGTCTCTGCTGGCAGTTAATGGAAATCTTCCACGAGTTGCCAACGTTTCTGGATTTAACCCAGCGCCCGCCGAGCCGCTGCCAAAAGTAAATGATTGGTCATTCCAGAACGGATCATTTATGCTCCTAGCGGCAGTTTGAATAACTTGATAATTTTTCATATAATTACCAAGGCGCCCCGAACCAGTAGAAGATAAAATGTTTCTAATATTGACCGGTCGTTTGGTTATAAACCCGCGGGTCATGTGTCCCTTTGGTCTATCATACAAATATGGAGGACTTACTGCTGGCGAATCCGGTTGAGGATATTGCGGGTCCACTATTCCTACGGCACCCGTCGTAGTTGTGCCATATACGGCCGCCGCGTCCACTGCGAGTCCCAACAAAAGTTTGAACCCCTCGGGGCGATCCGCGGGAGAATCTAAATTATTATCACCAGTTTTAAGAGGATCATAACGATTAATTTCGGCATGCCTATATTCTCGACCACCTACCCAGCCTTCTGTAAATGGACCCTGCATAGGAGTTTCTGGCTTAATCCCATATCCGTCTCCATGTAAATTGGTAATCATCGTGCCAGAAATGAGCTTCTCTTGTACAAGCGAATTATATCCAGTATTAACCGAAGAGCTGTATAAACTAAATGGAGCAAAAATCTTGCCATTAGCTGTCATATAATCATTGTCGTCCGGCTTGTTGATCTTAGCGTCTAGTTTAAATCCCAAGCGCTGTTTGAAAACAGGATATGCTACGTCTGCCACATCCATTAATTGTTCAACATCATCAGCAAAAGCTAATGCTACATTTTCTGGGAGATTGGTGCCCGGCTTAAGGCCGCCATCAGGCCGCACAATATTAAAAATGGCCTGGAAGCGCTTACTGCAGTGATAATTGTCGTAACTTCTATAAACCGTTCCTAGGCGCATGCTAAATCTATAAGGGGCCGCCTGTTGTCTTGGAATGATATCAAGGCATCTTTTCTTAAACTTGTTATAATGTTGCCCCTCTTTGCAAATATTTTCTCTTGTCCTAGTAAATATTTTTTGTCTCCCGCGGTTATGCGGAGTGTCGCCGCCAAATTTTGTATGAGTTCTTTTAACGCGATCCTTCCAAAAATCATGATTATTTTTTTCAAGATCATCTATTGGTGCGTGTCCATACTTCCAGCCGCCAAATTTGCGATAATCAGAAGTACCTATTTGTCGCTTGGTGGGCGACGTCGAGGCCAGCGGGGTGCCAGCAGACCCGCCCCCCAGAAGGGGGGGATCCAGCAGCGTGAACGGCAGAGTCGTCGTAATCGTTGTTGGGCCGATGGGCAGCGCCTCTTTAAATTCAACAGTGGGGAATTTTGTCTGATACTTGTTACGTTCTAAAGCGTGACTCTCGATCATCGTGCGAATGTTTTCTGCCACATCGGCCGAAGCAGGCACCAGCTGCATTAACATTATCGATAGCGAACTGTCAAACCATTTATAAAATTCATAAAATTTATCAAAATCTATTATTGGATTTTTAACTCTCTCGAAGAAAGACTGGCGCGCCTTCTCCATCATCTTATAATTCATACGATACCGATTAACTGGTTCGCCAATTAAATTATGAAAATCCCTTATAGTGCCAAAGTAGTCCAGAATTTGCTCTGAAATAATTTGAGACATGCTTTTCTCAAAAGCGTACGAAAAATTAGTTGGACGAATATTTCTAGTAAACAGGTCCCGCTCTGTTATGCCATAGATTGATATCATATCTTGTGACTTTAGATCTTCGGGCAAGTTTTGTTTGGAAATAGTAATATATTCTTTGTCTATTGCTCTGGTATCGTTTGCAACAAAGCCAGTTCCTTGCGCAGGATGTTGGACATTTATGATAGGACCAATCCAGCCATGGCGAGAATCAGCTAATGTTACCGAACCAGAAGAAAAGTCAGCAACGGTAAATTCGCCAGAAGCATTAGAACTTGTAACTTGATTAAAATCCCAGTTAAGCGCTAAAGTATCAAGTGAGTATATTTCTTCAAACGAATATATGTCAATAGAAGCTGATGGCAAAAATGAATATGCATATTCTGTAGCTTGCAGGGTACCAAAATTTTGAATATCTTTGGCATGCGCTAACAAGGCATCGTCTTCTAAATAATTAAGCCAATGCCGGACTGTGCCGACTTTAATATCGGAATGTTGTTGTAACGCACCCGTAAAGTTTGTTAAATGTGCGCCGGCATATAGTCGACGGGACCCGGTTATAAATGCGGCCGGTGGCGCCGCGACCGTGCCGGTGGCATTAAATTCATTTAAAACAACTCCGTCTTGTATATTAATCCCACGAAATTCAACAATATAATTTGCATTAGAATTGAATCCCGAGGACCCGGTGGTTGGATCGTTAACTAATCCCGCATAGGGATATTTTTCTGGTTTTATTCGTACTGCAAATGTCCAATTTGTATTATCATAAACATCCTCATACAAGCTTGATGTCAGTGCTGGCATCAGGCCGAGGGGTCGGGCGCCTTCGGAGCTAGTTAATCTAAATCGCACATTAGGAGATTCTAATTCATCGCGCACAGCGTAAACTTGAAAGTTAACCGCATCATCTTCTCCGATTCCTCCGTACGTAAGAGAATCGTGTGAAGAGCTGTGGACTCCAAAAATAGAAGCAGTCAAAAATTGAGTACTAATGTAATTCTTATCAGAACTTTTTGCTTTAACAGGGAAAATAACACTTGCTTCGGTTGTAAAAGCAAAACCGCCCGTCAAATGTGTACTGCCGCTTATACAGCTGCCAGTCTGGTATACGGTTGCGCCTATAGAGGCTGTCGTATTAAAGTCAACATACCTTTTACCTAAAACGTGACTTGTGGAATTGTTTTGGAGTTCATATTCAATATTGTTGGCATACAGATTAAATTTTATTAATTCATCATCTATACCATAACAACGAATTAAATTTCTAAAAGCCTTTTCGGTGCCCTTTGTTTTATAGATGTAGGATAAGTTGTTATATATGTTTTGATATATCGTATTTTTAATATCTTCTAGGGTCTTTCCATAGAGCCTGTCTTCGGAACGATCTGCCAGTTTTTCTAATATATCGGCATCTAAAAACATTTCAGGGGCGATCAGACCGCTAGACTCCAAAAGACGATTAGCAAATGTCAGCGGTTTATCGCTTCCAGAGGGATACGTTTTGTCTTTTAATTTGTTTAAAGACTCTATTTGTAACTGCAGGCTATCAAAATAACTGCTCATAATTTGAGTTAAGCGCTTGAGATCTTTACTTCCTAATTCGTCTTCTTCGGTAACCCATCCCGGCATTGCATTATAAAGGGAAGCATTGTTGTTGGTATCATGCCAAGACCCGGAACCCTCCAGTTCGTTTTGTAACGAAATCACCGAAGAATGATTTGCATAAATAATCGGATCTTTAAATTCTTTGGTGGCGGCCGAGGCGAGGACCATTGCTGAGTCTGTATTCCTCGAAACTGACGTATATCCTTCCCATGAACCGTTTGTTACGCGCCCAGAATAATCTAAAACCGTTTTGTCAACTGAACCTGTGCCCGTGATACCTTCGTTAAACTTATAGTATACACCCAGCGTGGTATTGACAAGGTTTGTGGCGGTAATGCCCGGGGTGGGATCGCTGTTCGTACCCCCACCAACTTGAGTGAACCAATATTTGCCAATATCTTTAGAGCTTCTCTGTGTTTTCCAGTATCTAAATTCATCCAAAGAGCCAGAAAATTTACCGGCGGCTGAGGCTGAGTTCCATAGCTTCGTAGAGGTCACAAGAGAACCAATATGAGCCAACGAGGGGGCCCCAAATGCGCCCATTTTTCCAGATAATGTTGTAATATCGGTAGCTATAAGCTTTTCATTTTCTAAATCACCATTAACATAGAGCCGCGTAAGAATGGCACTATTTACTGGCGAATACGAAACAATTTGTTCAGGTGCCATCCCTCCAGAAGATGCATATCCATGACGGCGGCCGCCTTTGCCAACTTTGTCGGTTATTACATTAGCAAATGACGAGACATTAGTACCATCTAAGGAGTCTTCGTTAATATCGCCCATAGGATACCAAGATAATAGATTAGCAACGGCTGAGTGGTTTAATAGGTTTGTCGGAATGCCAGAATTATAAAGCTCTGTAATTTGGCCGGCAGTTAAAGTTGTATCCCATACGCTTAAATCGCTTAGATAACCATTAAGAGGATAATCATTCGATTCATCATTCCCCACAAAGCAGTCATCGCCGGCAATCACAGTCGGGGTCAGCACATCATTACTGATGCCCCCAATAGAGCCGTCCACATATATTCTCAAATAGCCGGCGTTTCCGCCGGTGTAGGTGGCTACAACATGATACCAGCGAGCCTCGGTGATGTTGGTTGAATCAACGGTGTCGTCGGTTGCTCCGTTGATCTTAAAGACGAAGTCGCCGGTCGATGAATTCAGGAAGCGGTAGTTTAATCGACGATCTCCATTCGAAAAATCAAAAATGCGCGCATCATCACTTTGAGCTGCGGGGTCAAGATAAACCCATGCTGACAACGTAAAAGCCTTGGCGCTACCGCCCGCGCCGCCAATCTGCGCATCCCAGGTGGTATCGCTGCCTATGTTGATGGCATCATCACCTCCATCAAATTTAATCGACCTTCCTTTGGTCTCGTTTTTCATTGTAACGGCGTAATGAGCCCAGCCACTACCAGTTACCGAACCGGTTGTAAATGTAGATGAGGCAATAGATGTGTTTGCAAATCCGTATGCACCCGACATGATCGTCAGTCTGATGGGGTTGTTGCCTTCGTCGCCTGCAGGGTCCCCGAGGCCAGAAGCTGTTAATTCTAATGTTACTCTTCCATAGTCCGCGGAGCTTGAAAGCTCGTTGTTCCAAAGATCAAAGATGACTTCCTTTTTTGTATTGGTGGTATTAAATCCATCCTTTTTCATCCAGAATTCTATAGAGGCGCCACTATTGCCCGGATCAAATTTTAGGTTGTTTTCTCGGTTGGCACTCGTATCATAATAATTTGATCCGGTAAATTGTGTTGCATACGGAGACATCCCGTCCGGATTAGCATTGGGGCCGCCCTTTATATAAATGTATTCGTATTTGTCTGATGAATCGGGAACACCATAGCCATCAACAAGGGCAGCCGGGGTACCCCACCCGTCTGCTGAAAATATCGCATGTCCATTTGTACGGGGATATTTGTTGTCAAAAATATAAAGATCTATATAAGAAGACTCGTTTTCCCAGTCAAGCCTTTCTTTAAGCGATCCGTCGTACGGATAAGTGCTATAAATTCTCTTTATAGCCTGCTCATAATATTCGGAAGCCGAACCATATCGAGCAAAATTAGCCGGATCGGAAAAATCAACTTGCGGAATAAAACGCTTATCTTTTACAACATCCGCTTCGTGATATTCTACCGATTCAACTTCGCTAGCGACCTCGTCCGCGCTAACATTAGAAAGATTCTTAAGCTCTTGCGCCTTTTTAAAATATCTTCGTAATGCCATTATTCTTCTACTCTAAACTTAAATATCTCCGGCTGTTCTATCCAAGACTTAATTGAGGGGTTATAATAACTAAACTTAACACCATACGCATAATCTGATTCTAAGAGGGCTATATCTAAATCAAAATAATTGCCCGAAACATCATATGACAAATAAGTATGTCTATCACTGCCGGTTCCATAAGGTATAACTTCTAACTCATCCGTAAGCCTTATTACTTTATAGGAAGCGCTCTGTACGGTCTCGTTGGGAATTGTCGCGGTCGCAACATCATAAATATTCGGATTCCAGTTTCTCTGTCTTACGAACAATCTAAAGCGCGCGTCTTCTTGTCGTGAATATTGTGATTTCAAATTTGTTACCGAGGTAATGTGTTCAAAAGTTGGAGCGTTATTATACGCATCCTGTGTTAAGGGCGCTATAGAACTAGTGTAATATTGTGTTAACGCGTCGCCCGATGCACCATTGTGCCAAACATCGAAAAGCTTGGTTAATGGCGAGGACGATGCCGTAACAGCAATCGAAGCGGAATATATCCCTGTAGAGGCCCAACCTCCTGTAACGTTTGTATCGCTAGCGGCCACAACACCGCCGCCGGCCGGCAGCAACAGTTTTGAACCGGTTGGCGTACTAGAACCAGAATATAAACTAACGAATATAGAACCCGTAGTGCCAACACTGGCAGAATTTGGTATATCTACAAGCCGGCCGCGAACATAATTATACAAATATATTGTATTAAGGTTATCGGCGGCCGGCGCTAACGAACTACTATAATAAAAGTTTCCGCGATTATCTTTGGTTCTTGCATCCCAACGGGCCTCTATAACCGGCCGCTTGAAAAAGAACTCTGTTGAGCGAGCAAAAAACTTTTTTGTATAATAAGATATGCTAGCAGACTCGTGCGTGCTTGTTAATTTCAATAACAAGCCATGGTTATCAAAATGTTTTGCTGTTCCTGATTGTTGCATCCAACGTTCAACAAGAGGAGTTATCTCAACTTCTAAGTCTTCCCACCCGTTTGTAAAACTGGCCGTGAAAAAATACTCTGTTCTATAGTCTCCGCCACCACTACCTGTTGCCCATGCACTCGCTTCGCTTGCTCGAATCCAGTTAGAACCAGTACTATTATAGGTAATGTCCTTATATTCTTCCATGTCTAGGCCGAAACCCTCTTCCCAGGATGACGATGCGGGATAGATATTTAACTGGAAATCGCGCGCTAAAGTAAAGGGGTGTTCAGCATTATACATTTTAAGATAAAAATTTACGTTTCCGCTTGCAGGTATGTTTCCTGCAACACGGTCTTCACGAATTGAAGTGACTCCGGCAGCCGATGCACTCACCGGGAACTTAATTAAAACTCTAGCCAGCTCGCTGGTTTGTCCCGTGGAAGCTGATACTTGCCCGTATAAAGAAAATATTTCTAGACTGTCTGCCGCCCCCATATTAGAGCCGGTACCGCGAGTAACCAAATTTGATTCAAATGCGTTCGTTATAGTATTGTCTATACTGGCGCCGTATCTTTTAACAGCCATTATCTAACGGATCCTTGAATGTCTGTATTGGCATATTTCAATTCAAATACAATATTATTTTTGGAATTGATTTGTCGGCCATCGCCCGATAAAGCGCCATCAAAATCATATTCTAAAGTAGAATAAACTCCGCCGGCTTTTGGCACAACCTCAACCGACAAGACGTCAATAACCCCGGGAACTCCCTGGAGGGCCCTATAAATATCCGTTATATAAATTGGCTCTCCAATATCTCCAGGATTATTAAACTGCTTTCTCAGTGCCAAGTTGGCATTATTCAAAGCAGTAAATCTATTTGTTTCATAATCTGTAGCTATAATATATTCTACTCCAAAATTTACAATCGTGGCGTCTACTATATCAATAGTATCATTAATCATTTTATGTTGTGCCAGCCAAGTTTTTAAATTATCCTTAAGCGTGTTGTTCGCGACTGTTAGTTTGCCGGTTTCTGGATCTTCTGACATTACATATATGTTTAGGTTTCGTTTAAACTCGCCAAAATCCCTAGCGACCGCACAACGTTTAATCATCCCAAATTTTCCAGGCATTCCATAAACAACAGATTGATAATCTTCTAATGTAACTGCACGGTTCTGCGTTGCAAAATGAGCTATAACTCTTTGACGAATTTCGTCTGATGATGGGAGAGAAACATCTCCCGTTATAGGCTCTTCGTTTGTAAACTCTAAAGAATTTCTAACATTTCCCCGGACTTCAGAATCCAGCGCTCCGGCATTTGTAAATTTAAAAATAGCACTGGACACTTCTTTAATTGTATCTACGGCTGCATTAACATCTCGTGTCGTATTAACTCTATATACAACCGTCAAATCAGTATTTGCTGGTGCAATACCAAACTTATCGGTACTAATCAACTTAGAAGGATCAAATTCTCGATCTGTTATATAGTTTCTCCCGTGTAATTCCAAAATAACAGTTGCTGGATCTACGACAGATTCTGATAATAACTCTGAATCCGATCCATACCCAAATTGCATAAAGGTTTGTTCTCCATCAAATTCCACTACAAATCGACGCGCGACAGGTACCGCTTTTAATATAGATGGTGTAGTGTTTTTATCCGCATTATTATTATGAATGGCTTTATAAATTACATTTTGAGAAAGATTGTCAACTTCATAATATACATGATTTTCCGAATCCGTAACAGACATAACTTCCGCTGCGGTATTTGATGCCAACGAAACCCGCAAGAATCTTTGAAATTCACCAACTGTTTTAGTCTCTGAAGTGACTCTGCCGGAGACAATACGTCCCTTGGCACGAATTATATAACTTGTTGGTTCTCCGGTCTCGGAATTAATGACGCCGGCAACTACCAAATTGGATGATTTAGCGAAATCCACATCTTCTAAAAGCGTATATGTTCCACCGCCGGTCGAGTCTACAGTTGAGCCGGCCTTTAATATTGGAGCATAATTAGTATCTGGCGCGCCGCCACTTGATGTTGTAGACGGAACTTCTATATAAAAAGTAACTTCTCCATATGAAGAAGGATTAGAATTTAATTTAAATCCCAATTGTCGGGCAAGACGAATTACGTTATTATATTCAATGGCGCTATCTAAAAAGCTTTCGTTTGTTTGATAATCTAGATAAAAAGAAAGTATATCCCCGATATAAGATACTGTATCGAGCATCAAAGAGCCAAAGCTGGCCTCATTAAAGTCTTTAAACGTGTTCGGATAGTATCTCTTGGCGTAATTTTCTAAATCTTTTCTGATACTATCGAAGTCTCGATCTGTATAATTTATGGGTTGTAGTTTTTTGGCCATCTATTAAAATTCCAATAATTATATTTAATTAGCTCTCATCTGCGTTTATCTGTAGGAATGTCGACACCTGTAATGGTAAAATTGTAAAAGAAATTGTTATACCCATAAAATTAGGATCTAGGTCGGCCGAGGCCTCAGAAGTGGCAAAGTTAATTGAGTTTATTCCAATATAGGGAAGATATTGCGATACCTGATTTCTAATAAGCTCGTCAAGAACGCCAAAAGTCACAGGCGAATTTTGTTCAAATAAATAAGAACGCAGTCCTACCCCAAAGTTTGGATGCATTATTCTTTCCCCCTTGTTTGTTAACAAAAGCATTTTAAGGTTCTGTTTAGACAAATCTTCAAAAGTGGTATTTAAACTATAGGGCCCAAAAGTTGGGTCTATTGTCAAAGGAAGGGCCACCGACAATCCCTCATTATTAGTAGGCATATATAATCACGCTCCTAGTTTCTAAAATAAATAGAATTCTATTCACTTTGTTCTTATATTAAGAAGAATTCTCTTTAACACGCATCTTCATTATCTCCGCGTTCCTCTTCGGTAGCTTCTTGTTCTAAGGTTAATACGTTTATTAAACTAAGTAGCAGATAAATTATCCCGAATGGTCCCGGAGGTGCCATAAAAATACCGGGCAGAGTACCAGTAAAATTAATTCCTTTTGTGGTAAAAGTGGGGAAAATGCCATCTGGGAAGGGGGGCGCACCAATGTTGAGTTCAGCGCAATCCCCTTCGGCGCTGAACTCGTCCCACAGGTCCTTGGCGTCTTTGCGCATCTCGTTGTTTAGTTGGCAAAACAAGAACTCAACTAAGCCTTCTGGTTTGGGATCGATTGCGTTTAAAATGCCCGACTGGTCGGCTTCCCCGGCAATTTCAAGTCCCATCTCCATGCCATCAATAACTTTATCTATAACTATTCCGGAAATATCCTTAATTAACTTTGTTATAAAGACATGAGGATCTAACATCTCCGCCAAGCCCTTAAATATAAGAAGCGGCATTTCACGCAAAATCTTTAATATAAACCCTCGCATATCAACCAGAGGAGGACCAGCGCCGGCGGATTCTTGAACCCCGGGGATGCCAACCTGTTGAAGTTCTCTGTTTCCGAAACCGCGGGGGGTTTCCATCGCGATCAAAAATAAGTTTGCGGCGCCGTTGACTGTATCAGAAAACAAAGTTTTTATACCAGAATTAAATTTTACATCTGTTAAATAAAAGTTATTCATTAATAATGCTGCCAATGCCGCGTCTTTGTTGAAAACTTTTGAAAAGAAATAATTAAATTTATCCCAGTCGTCGCCGGCCTTTAGTTTATCCATATGGGCGTTTGGACCCACATATACACTAAATTCTGACAACGTGTTCATATCAGTATTGCCGCCGTCAAATTCCATTATTGGAATTCCAATAGTTATATAGTCTGAGTCTCTCTCCAAAACGGAAGGTATTGCATCGACCGTGTCGGCAGGCTTAGGAATCTGGGCCGGTACGGCTTCCCATTGACCACAGGGATCATCGTTGTCGGCGCAGCCGGCACCGCCCAGCGTACCAGAGCCGCCACCTCCTGGCTGAGGGCCGTCATTACCGACGCACTCGTTACAGCCGGCGGCTGCGCTGTGATGCCATTCCCAAATCTGTGGTGGATCCGTACCTAACACTCCGGGTTTATCTGGCTCTATGCACGCGGCGACGTGTTCTTCCCTCCAGGTAAGACCGTTGCCGGGCGTGCCGATCGTGTGGTAGCTGTTCCCAACCCAGCCGTATTCGTAACACCACGAGCCCCACGAAGGACGCCACTCGTGGAGGAGCCTTACCATAGTTTCTGGATTGTGTGGAACTGTGATGAACTCTCCTTCATAAGTGGTGACTATTTCAGGTGCTGCAGCCGTCCGATTAGCCAAGGACAATGGAATAAAAGCTTCTTGCCTGTTTAATATTGTCTCTAAACGAAAATTTTCATTTTGCCTCAAGAATTCTCCTTCGTCAATACCTTCTGTATCTGGGTCGTCTGGATAGGCGGCCGCGGTTTCGATGCCCGCCGCGACGGCCGTCGCCATCTGGGCGTGGAGCGCCGGGTCGAGCGCATTATCATATATTTTGCGTATATGACTATATTTATTTCCAGGAGGCCCCTCTCCTGTCATCTGGTCGATGATCTCGCCCTCTGAGTCGTAAGAATTCGAGTTGTTGTGTTCAAGTGGCGGGTAGTATACTAAGCGATATTTAATTTTTGCATCAACTAATCGAAAGCTAATATCTGACCAACTTGTCGGTACGTGGGTTTCCGGGAAGTCCTCCGAGGGTCTGATAAACTGCCAGTCCAGCGGTCCGTCTTTTCCTAATTTTCGTAATTTTGATAGAGATGCTCTTCCTGACGCCTCCTCCTTAAAAACCAATTGGCTTTTCAAATTTAGCGCGCCGACGACGTTGGAGTGCTCAAAGCTGCGTTCTCCCACCGTAACGATCAACGTTGGACAGCCGCCGAGCTGGGCGCAGCCCAGATTGGTTGGCATGCCAGGCGGCGGATCTAAATCTTCAGGCGGGCTAAAAGGATGAAGCCCTTTTACGC